TGATTCCCCTGCATCTTTAATTTCTGCTTGATTAATTTTACTATTATCTTTTTTCACTAAATTTGCGAGGCCTCTTGCACCTTTACTTAATGCACCACCAAGAGTTGCACCACCTCTGGCAAGTCTTCCTCTCATACCTTTTGTATTTGCATATTTAATTCTTTCACCGGCTCCTGCATATGATGGATCGTTAAAATCAAACATGTCTCTGAATCTATCCATTACAGATTTATCCTCAGAGCCAAAATTAAACATATTGCTCATTCTACTACCTAGGTTTTTTCCAAAGAAACGTCTAGTAAATGATGGGTCTGCTACAACAAATTTTCTTTCTGCTTCGTCGTATACAAAAAATGTATTTAATTCAGTGTCTACATATCCTTTATATTTAATACCGTCGACAATTCTTTCATCATCAAGTTTTTTTGGATCTTTTTGAATTTCTTTCCAAGATTGTTGTTTACTATATTGGTTAAGAATTTGCTTTAAAGCCTGTTGATCGTCTACGGCAGTCTCTCTTACTTGTAGTACTTCATTAATCTTCATTAGTTTTTGACCTTGATTCTTTGATAATCTGTATGCCCTTAACAAATCTTTCTGGTCTATTACCTTTGATAGAATTAATTAGACGTCTTTCTAAGTCTAATGCCTCTGCTTCGTTGTAGTTTTCTTGAATAAGTTCAATTAAGTTTAAGGCACTCTTTATAATATGATTACCTCTAGACTCAATTACATTGAGTTTGTCACGTTCTGAAACTATAGAGTTTAATTCATCTAAAATTGATCTGTGATTTAAGGACATTTTATCTCCGTTTAAGCATATTTATCAGAATTACTTCTTCTTGAGGAGATTCCTTAGTGCTAAACCTTGTTGTACTATGTCAACATTGTCTTCTGAGGCGTCTTCGTCGCTTCTAATAGCCGATGATCTCTTCAATGTGTCGGTCATTGAAATAGTATTAATGGTGTCATATGATTCTTCGTCTTCATCTAAATCTTCAATTCTCAGTGTTTCTGGGTTGAACTTTAAGTCCACCTTACTACCAACACCGCTACTTGAACGTGTTTTCATAAACTGTATCTGATATCTACCACGTTCTCGCATGGCATTACTTGTAAATATACCTACAACATTGTCTGCTGTTTGTATTTTACTGATACCACCTGCAATATGACTGTGATCAAACTCTATTTCTTCTACTGCACCTCTGTTTAACTGCGATGCTGTAACTAATAATACATTTAATTCTACTGCTAAGTTACGCAATTCTTCAGATACATACTTGTCCTTAATAAACAAGTCACTTGGCGACACTTTTCCACTAATTGGCATCATCAAATCCAAATAATCTACTAATAATGCGTCTACTTTTATATTTGTCTGTATCTCATATTCTCTTAAAAACGACCTAATGTCATTGGCATTTATGCCATTACTCATCTGTTTTATGCGGAATTTACCTGCACCCTTGCCTTTCATACGCACTTTTAAGTCCACATCATCCATGTTTTTCATAACATCTCTGGTGGCATATTCACTGACCATAGCATCAATACGCATACTTGACAGTTGTTCACTTAACTCTAGACTCAAATATACAGTATTCAGTCCTGCTTGACTCCAGTTTACACCTAAGTTCTGTAAAAATAAACTCTTGCCTGCACCCGAACCTCCTGCAAATACTGTAAGTTCTCCTCTATTAAGTCCGCCATATAACTTTTGATCAAACTTTTTCCAACCTGTACTGATTGCTCCTGCTTGATCTTTAATCCATTGTAATCTTTCTTTGGGATTTTCATAATAGTCTAAACCAAAATCACTTACTAAACCTACGCCAGTTGCTTCTTTGATAAGTGCCTCTACACTACCATAATCTTTGTTTTCTAGTAAGTCTGTGCTGTCTAGTATTGCCTTCTCTAATGCTTTGTGTCTGCAGAATGTTTCGAACTCATCCATAAACCAATTCATATGGCTTTCATGGACATCCTCTACTGGCTTTAATTCAATACCATTTACTGCTTCGAGTTGTTCTAATGTCGGAATACTGTTATATTTGTTTGCATGATCTTTTAAGAACTCTACTGCTTCTCTGTATTTTCTATTAAACATATAAGGCTCAACAATATTGTTCACCCTTACAAATACATCAGGATCTGTAACTAAAAATCTTAGAAACAGTTCTTGTATATCTTCGCCGTATTCTTTTATATCACTCATAACATTTTGCTCTGTACTTCAATTTTAATTTTATTTGCGACAGCATATTTAATTATACTGGATAATGTCAAAAGTCTGCCATATTTGAGTACCGCATCACCTACATCTTTGATGTCTGTGTGCCAAGGTGGGAAACTTACTTCCCACCCTAGTTCAGCGGCCTGCCTTATCAAATCTTTGCCTGGTGCATCTCTGTCAGGACAAAGTATTACTCTTTTATTTAACGAATTTATCTGTTGTATTTGCCTTTCATTCATAGTATTACCCAACACACTAATACCATCTATCAGTATAGCATCAATAACACCTTCTGTTACAACAACAATTTCTCTATCTGAGTATATGTATTTGTCTATGTTAAACACATAGCCTGCTTGACTATTGTTTATGTACTTAGGAGTTTCTTTTGTAGGCGGATTTATATGTCTACCTACATATCCTACCACTTCTTGATTGTAATAGAAAGGAATAATCAGTCTATTTCTTAACATAAAGTCATCGCAAATAAACAAATCGTAATTTGTATCTAACAGTTTTCTTTCTTTTGCATACAACATTATTTTTTCATGTGTTTCGTTGTATGGTAGTTGCGGAACATCTCTTACATTAATTACATTTGGCAATTCTACTGGTTTAAATTTTTCATAATTTATTACAATATCGTCGAGTTCGCTATCAAACTCTTCGATCTTCATAAGTTCTATTACAAGTTTCTTTACACTTTCATTAGTTGCGCCTAACTTTACTACAAGGTCTTTATATTTTTTGCCAATCTTTTTGCTAGGACTCCATCCAGTTGAAAACCCACAATTAAAACAGTTGTATGCAATTTTAGGACCTGTGGATATTACTCCTGCTCTACCTCGCTTGTCATTACACATAGGGCAATTAAAAGTCACCCAACCAGCAGGCGTCTTTTTATGTTTGTGAGGCAAGTGAGATGTCAGTAACTCATGTACCTGTTGTATTGCGTCAGAGTGCTCCATTGCTGTTATTATACTAGATTATATGTACGAAGTCAAGTTAAAATCTATCAGTTTTATATCTTGTGCATACTTGTCTAGAACACGATCTTTCATGTTATTATCAAATGCAGATACATCATCCAAATCATCTGCTGGTATGTAATAGTCTAGAGTATAATTAGTAGTTATATTAAATGTTTTGTGTAAAAAATCAGTTATATTTTCTAAATGTACAAATTTATCAATTAAGTTAATGTTGTCTTGGTATGTTCCTACAAATGATGGCTCGTGGTAAAACAATTCACTGTTTACATAATCACTAAAAGTGATATTTTCGTATATATCTTTTTGTATTATAACCTTCCACCTAAATATACTGCGTTCCCTAGTAAATGGATTTCTCACAAACATGATATTTTGTAAATTGCTATCGTATTCTTTATCGTCGAGTATATGATTAGGTGCGGCATAATCTAATAATTTGTTTTCAAATAATTTCTGTGCTATCCATCTGGTCCCACATCGGGTAGGAAACACACAGGCATGAATGCCATTGTTCAATTTATGCATATTGTTATTTAATTTCTTAAAAGAATTTTATCAAATGATCCTGAATTGGTCGGACCAGGGGAATATTTAAATCTTAAGTAATTGAAGTTGCCTGTGAAACTGTAATAAGTTACACCAGACACATTTGCCATTGGTATTCTTTCTAAGTTGTTGACTACTGGTACACTTGCCCAATTTGTATCATCGCTTGATGGTGCTTGTAAACTTAAACTACCTTCCACGAAAACGTTTCCTGTAAATTCAGTTGAGTATATACCTATGGTGTGAGTAGCATCTCTGAAGTTCTTGTGTTGATTGCCTTCGAATGAGCCACTTGTAAACACATTTGCAACATCGCCGTTATCTGTATTACCGGTTTGATTCCACACATTTGCAACCTGTGTTGCTACTGGTGAAGGATTTGCATCATTTTTTACTATTAGTGTACAAAGTATTCCGTTGTTATAATCAGAATAGATTGGTGTTTTAGTGCCATCGTCTGCAACATTTTTAAATGAAACTTTGTATTGCCCTTCTACTAATGAATTCATATCTTCTTCTGACAGTTTAAGTTCTGCTGTACCTTTATTAAGTCCAGGTACTGCAAATCTTGTTAAAACTTTTTCGTTAGTAGAGTATTTGATAATGTCTGCCTGTATCTCGTTGTTATATACATTCTCTTTTTTTCTATCTTGATTTGTGATATTGATGTATACAATATTGTCCATACCTTTGTGTACTATAAATTCTTTTCTGTTCATACTTCTGTTATCCACATAATAATTTTCCTGCTTCTTTACAAGATTCAGTGTGTTTGATTGATACATTAATAGTGTTAAATTGCTCATACATGTTCATTCCTTATAATGTATTTATCTACAAAGGTATAAATAAAAATATGCAGGACCAACAGGAAATACAAGAAAAGTTTCCTTTCTTTACTATGCTTACTTATGGTGAGAAAGAATACTTTGGTATAGTTCAGAATCAAGACAACTCGGTAACCTCTTTCTATGATTATAATGTGTTAATAGCACCCGAAGATAAAAAACAATTTGTAGAATTAGGAGAAACATGGTGGTGGGAAAGTAATCGGCAAATTCCAATCGATGTGTTTTTATTTAATGAGATGAGAGAATTTAGAAATTGTTTAAAAACATTCAATAACAAAGATATAGAAATTTTGTTTGGTCCAGTGACCAGTACACATAATTTAGTTAAGAAAAGAATTAAGCGAAGAACGATTCAACTAGTCAAGAAGACTGACTAACTTATTTAATTGAACAATTATAGCCATTGCGTAACTATATGCGTGAGACTTCTTAAAGGAGTACGTTTCGTTGTCACCTTTAATCCATACTTCCTTTTCGATCTCTTCCCAAGTTTTACCAACCAAATGTCTTTTACCTGGTCTTATCATTGCAAGTATCATTGCTAGTTGATCTATGTTTGTGGGTTTGTGCTGGTTAACAATATCATAATGGTTACTAATATGAAACAGTTGCTCCACAATTTCTCTAGCACCAAATAAATCCCAAACAGGTTCTTGATTACATAATCTATCTAACTCCTGCTCTGATTCTATATTGTTGTATACACTATTGTTCAATACATCTAATTTAAAATAACCTAAATCATCTGCTTCTTTGTGATCAATATTACTTAACCCTGTTACAGGATCATGGGGTATAGGCTGTATATAAACGCCTGTGTTGTGTTTTTCCATGCCACCTGGACGTTTGATACTACCTGTGATATTATCTAACACACAAAGCAGTTTATCGCGGTTAGCCATATCGATATCTACATCAAAATCAATCTTCACTAAACAATAAACTCCACTTCATTAATTTATCTTTTTTAACTTTCTTACGTTCTTCAATTTGTTCATCGTTGACAAGACCACTATGTTTCATAATATCAATCATACACATAACATCGCCAATTTCATCTTGTAAGTTTTTAATGTCTTGTTCGCTTTGGTCGTCTTCAAAACGTATTAACTTACTACATGCCTGACTTAGTTCAGCACATTCTTCCATAGTGATTACTAGCATCTCTTGTCTTTTATTCATAATTCTTTACCTTTGTATTCCTCAGCAAGTGGAAATATGTTTGCTATCACATCTGCTACTGCATGAGCAATGTCAATGTGCTCTTGCTGTGTACCATTTGCACCACGTAATTCGATATAGTGAATCCAACTACGCAACGTACCATTTACATACATTCTACTCATTGTATTACCTTCTGGCAATACTGCTCTTGCTTGTTCT